ATAGAAATATCTATTCTCTGATATTCTAAACATACAAATCTTGGGATTCTATCAAGTCTTCAAATCTGAATGAGAATACCGCCGTTCTTCTCAGATCATTATTCGCCACAACTCTGTGATTCCATCCTGTATTGATAAACCATAACTCGCCAGGCTTCATGAACAACTGGTGTATACCTTCTCTATTCTTAAACTCAAACAAAGAGTCGTTTTCATGTAAACAGATTTGCGCTCTACACATTACACTTGTATTCGTATCAATATGCCAAGCAACTGAATGGTGTGGTAATGTTTCACTCAACCGAAATCGAAATACTTGCCTGAAATACCGATTTATGTCGGAGATTGTGGTGTCTATATCAAACTCTTTGTTTGCCCATATACTATACTGATCTTCTGATTCCTTGAACACTTGTCCAACTTCAGCATTTTTCAAAGTTGGTCCGTCTTTGTTCTCTTGTAAAATAAGTTGACGATAGTATTCTTTTTTTACTCCATGTGTATCTTCATAATCAACTGTGTTTGTGATCGAATAGTTATCGGAACCAATGTCGTTTCTATCACAGGTATCCAGAATATGATTGAGTTCTGCAACGGTTTCTTTTGAGACTGTTCCGAGTTTATGAAATATTTTCAGTTCTGTTCTGTCAGGCCCAGAACCTTTGACTCTTTCTCTCAATCGCATTTTATCATCCTTATAAACAAAGCGCCTGGATCCCATTGCCACCATTTCTTACCGATTTGCCAATCTCTCGGCCTTTCATGATGATTTTTATGCCATCCATCCCCAGCAGCAAGAATATTCACGAAAGCGGAGTTTCTTACTCCCTCTCCAAGATGACACAGAGTATTCAACAAACCAAAACCAAAGTATCCATATATCATTGGCGAGATTATCAATATCAAATACCACTCAAACGGCAGAAATAAAGCGGGTATTGTAAGTGTGCCTAATCGTATCTCTAAGTGATATTTATAGAACCACATCACTCTTGGGTTCTTCAACATATCTATAACATGTCTATGACGAATGGGAGGAACTTTGAATGTAGAAGTCAACACTCTCAATATAGATTGGTGTTTTGGAGAGTGCGGATCTTTTTCTGTGTCGGAATGATTATGATGTAATCTATGAACACCAACCCAACCAAGAACAGGACCGGAACCAGTCAGTGTCCCTAACGTCAAAACCAAATATTCATACCAAATCGGAGCTTTGAATGCTCTATGTGCAAAATATCTGTGATATCCAGAAGAGACCACGACTATTGATAATATTTGCCACCAGATAAAACTATAGAGAAGATAAATGAGCATGTATTTTATCCCTTAAATCAAACGGTTCCATATCAAACTGAAATTGCATTAAAATTCGTATATTATTATTGTTAACGGTTCCATGTCTTATTCTAGTATCAATAATAAAAGCATACTCATCATATTCATACTTTCCTATGACATTATCATTATCATCATAAAATAGAGTTGGAGAAGTTAATTTTGGGTCACTTAAAGCCCAAGTTAAACAAGATTTTCTGATTGAATCGGCGTATGTATCTACATGAGGCAAGACTATAAAATTGGAAGCACATTTAAGATAGTCTGCATATTTTGCTTCTATTCCAATTATTGTATCTATTTTTTCTTTTAGGTCTTCGCTTACCGATTTTATTTTTTGCGGACCACGACCTTTTAAATAATATTCCTTTCCATAAAATCGATAATTCAATATACTAGAACTTTCTTCAATCGCCGTTTTCATAATATACTCTGGTAATTTGACATTTACTTTATAATCGTTTAAATTCATGATATTTCTTCCTCGTAACCGAAATTCTTGAAATCTTCATAAAACATATCATATACCAATTTTTGCAAATCTTTATTATAAAAATTTCTCCAATCATAGTAAGGCATGACAAGGTGTTTATTTCTATATGGGTAATTTTTTAAATTCAAATCTTTACCGAGTTTTTCAAGGTCAGTTTCATACTTATATATTTTGGTTCTAATTTCTCCATTTCTATTTTTCAAGTGTTCAGTCATGGTCGTTTTAGTGTCGTATGCAGCATTTAATTCCGACAACTCCGCATCCATCTCATTTTCTTTATTTAAAAAATCAACGAAAGAATTATGATACGACCAATTTCTATTTGCATATCTCCAAAAACTAACAATTCTAGAATAAGGATTTCTTACTATGGTATAGATTTCTATATCGTCAAAATTGGTCTTTAAATACGTTTCCCACCAATTTATAGTACTATGTTGATGAAATTTATGATCACCAAGATATTTAAAATTTCCATCCATATACAAAGACGTTCCTGATGTTTTTGGTATATGATAAAAATATTTGTTATCTGATATTTTATACATTTATAACTTCGAAGATTTCTTCCGGCGACTCAGCATATCGGATTTGGAATAAACTTCTCTCATACGAATTATTCACAACAGAGTGTTCGCGCCAAGTGTCAAATATAAAACACTTATCGGTATAATAATGCGTATAGAATGGATTGTATAAAGTCGTTGGAGCAAATTTATCATTGTCGGGAAACATAGACCAACAAAGACCTGTTCGCCAACCATGTTCAGCCATTCTTGAATCCCAATGTCTCGGAATTCTCAGATATGGTAAAGAGACTAGAAATATTATTGCGGTCGGAGTTAAAGGTATCCGATCAGTGATCTCTTTAACGATTTCAATTGGTATACTGACTTGATACCATCTATTATTGAACTCATATCGTTCTGCTGTTTTAGCATACTCTATTATATTGTTTCGTGCCTCGGCCGAAAGATACAGATCAATCTCTAAATCTTTATCGTCCATAATGTTGAATAAAAACTTTCTTATCTTTATACAGAGTATACATTGGTTCAAATCTTGTGTTGCTATATTCAGCGAAGTCGTCCTGTATATCTAACCAAGGTTTTTGAAGACAATTGAACTCTGTACCTGAATTGACTCCTACTATACCATATTTATAACCAAGACTTATGGAATCTAGAATTCTCTGATTATTGTATTCCAAATAGTTGGTTTTGTTTTCATATTCTTTTTTCAAATGACCGAATACAGGTATCGTTGCCAAAGACAAGTCAATACCTTTGTCAATTAATTCTTTTTTTATGAGAGATAAATCAGTTTGAATATACGACCATTTATCAAATTTGGTATAAATGTAATGGCCGATTACATTCGAGTCTTTCAACGCTAATATCAATCGCGTTTGATATTGTTCCACTTTAAGAATTTTCAAAAGTCTTTGAATGTAATTCTTATCAAGACCATATTGACTTTCTAGGTCTGATATGAATGAGGTATCCTCTACATTATAAAGATAGTCACATCGAAAAAACATTAGAATTCGAGGGTAGCAGCCTCGCCAAACATCGTATCGATTTCCGCTTCGGTCACAGCATTTCCATTTGGCCATGTAAGAGATGCAGCAAGTCCCAAAAGCAATGGACTATTTCTACGAACGGTCACAGCATCATTCCATGCCAATTTTGTGATTTCATCGGCAGCATCAATCATCGCTTGAACGGCACTTAGTAGTCCGTATTGAAGAAGAATTGCTTTAAGTTGAAGTCGAGAGATTTCCATAGAATCTCTTCTTCTTGACATATCAACATCTTGGAAAATACGAACAACTTTTACTTGACCATTGACCCATTGAATTGATTCAGATTGAATCTCTTTACCTTCGGGAATATCATCTCCTGGAATGAGTTTGTATAGACCGATATTTTGTAATTCAGCATCAGACCAAAGTTGTTCGATATTTCTTGGATGTGAAATGCCATTAATCGGTTCACCTTTCCAGGGAACTGGATTATTATCTACGATTTTATAAAGTGCCATTTGAATTTCCTTTTGAGTTTGATTTATCTAACCGTTAAATATCCAAAATATGCTATTGTCGCATTATCACCATCTGTTTCTGTTATAGTTGTGTCAGTTCGAACTGGACCGCAAAGAAGGGTGCCTCTGTAGGTCCCACCACCGTCGTTCCCTTGAGCATCCACCGCGGTCGGTGAATAAGAGTAATTCAAACCATTTTGGTTCACCATCGCATGTAACGAAATCACAACACTAGATTCATTTGCTTCTATATCTGTTGCAGCATTCGTAGTTTTAGTTCCTATATTCGAGCCGTAATTAGTTAAAGAACCTACAACACATTCTGTAATAGTTCCAGTTGCTCTATATACCGCCACCATAACATTAGTGGTGCCCGTTTTCCAACCACCCAAAGAGGCAGACGCTTCTGAACCGTCTGCTATTTTGTAAGACACTATTGCCCTGCTAAAATAAGTGGTCTTCCCGACGGTCCGTGAACCGGTCGCCGTTGCTAACCCAGTAAATCCTGTGCCATAAGCGGCCGCCGCGCTTGAGCCGATTTGTAAACCTATTAATAGATCACCAGCCTGAATACTTGCTGGGCCAGTCACGGAAGAAACGCCCTCACCGAAAACATGTGACACATAACTTAATGTACCAAGTGGACGTTTTCCGCCCAATAGCATCGGATTTGCGATTGGTAGTACCATATTATTTTATCCTATTCTCAAACCGACTGTGCCCACGACAACTTTATTATCCTCCAATATTGCATATGCGAATACCGATTCAGCATTTGCACTATCGTCCACTACCGGCGCAGTTCCTATATCAAAATACCATGAAGACCCCCAACTTAATGTGCGACCGCCAGAGGCATCTTGTTTAACCCAGATTAAACCTGTACGACCTAAATGATCTGCTTCCCCTGTGGGGTTGTTTAATGTCATATTTTTGTTGAGTGTGAAGGTGTAGTTTATACCTGACATAACACTAGAACTATCAAGATCGAACTGGGCAGAACCATTTGAATCAAGAGTAACAAAGGATAAAGCATCATGAACCTTTCTCATTGACAACAATTTTGCAGAGGTATGAACATCATAAATGTCAGACACAGGTGCTTCCCAACCAGCAAGTAACTCCGCTGAGTCGATGGCAAACGATCTAGAGGCAGCAATAGTGCCCCCTCCAGATAAGCCCTTACCAGCAGTCAAGGTAACTGAGGTATGGTCTATATGTTCGTTACCCACGAAACCCGACAAGTCATCATGGACAATCGCACCATCATTTGTCGCAATAACACCAGTTGAAGCAGTATATGTGATCCCTGTTCCACCAGATACAGCATTCTTGGCATCACTATCGGCTCTTGCTGTTGTGTAATAGAGATTGGTACCTTCAGAAAGATTTGTGGTCGTCTTTCCAGCAAGAGCGGAATCAAAACTGGAGTCATACTGATTATTCAAACTGTTGATTGCCGAAACCAGGTCTGTCGTGATTGGTGTAACTAATGTAATAATATCACCAATATCCGATCCAATATCATTGGTCGTATTTACCCAATCCTCGAAAGTGTCGTTTAGTGTAATACTGTTTACAGCCATTATTGTCTCTCTATCAGTTTATGAACTATTTCTTTCAAATCACGGAGTTCATTCTTTATATCATTCAGTTCTTGTTCTTTTTGTTTACGGACCTCTTTCCGTAGTTTCGCTTCTCGTATTTCATTCTTATTTATATTCAATATTGCTCTTGTTGTTCTATCTCTGACCAAACCGACATGATCTTCGACTTTGATATGTTCCCTTTTCAATATGGTATCATCCTATTTTCTGCGTTTAGACGGGCATAACACCAACCGTCCTTCTTTTTATTACTAAAACCAAATCGGCTTGTCATCACGTCTCTTTTTTCACCAAACGGATATCCAGTAATCAGTTCTTTTCCGTTTACTTTGAATCCACCATTACCACTCACAACTTGATTGTATAGTTTTTTCAGTTCACGAACAATAAACAATAACAACTTCGTTCTTTGCTTGTTATTCAAATGCTCTACAGAATAGGTTTCTTTATCTACACCCCAAGCAATATCAATAACTCTATCTTTATGGTTTCTCACTTTTCTATAAATCATCATGATATCATCGCCTTCATTATAACGACCCCAAAGATATGAAATCAGATTTTCAAACACATAAACTTCAACCCATAATACTGTTTTGATATCATCTAAAAGAATACCACGACGAATCAAAAACTTCTTCGGTTCTATGATATCCTTCTTCTTCATTTTCATTTTTTTCAGAGCATCAAAAAACAGACTTTCTTTATACTCCGAATCACTCGGCAAAGACAGTTCAATAGAAACTTCATTCATAACAAAAACATTTTCTCCTTATACGCTCATCGCAATAACTCTTAGATCCTTGAATACAGGAACTTTACTTGTATTCGAAGATTTCATGACAATCTTCAACTGGAACTTCACGAATTCGTCAAGACTACCGCCCTTTCCGCCAATCAGATATTCGTAGTCGCGGAATACAGATGGATTATCGTCAGAAGGCGGATTATTTTCAAGTGCCGCAAGTACCCAGTTATTATCTAGTATTGTTGTATCGGCGGCTGTGGCAGTTCTGTAATACACATCAAAGGCAGCAACAGACGGTTTGTTTGCTGCTAACAGAACCTTGAGACCAACAGCACCTTCTTCAAGTGTAATCACCTTTGTAAGATGCTTGGAAGCATGAGTACCACCATCTGGTTTCGTTTCATCAATCCATTTGATTGGGACGTTCAATCCTGTACCACCAACTGAGTCTTGATAGTCAATAGAGTTGCCAACACATACAAGCGATGCTCTTTGCATATCAATCACAGGCGACACATAATCGTCGGTTGTTGTGAAATCAATCTTGATGGTTGATGAAGAAACCCCCGAACCAAGATTCGCAAGTTCAAGTGCTGAGTCTGCGATGATTCTCGGAGCAGTAAACTTGTTATTTTTATTCAACTTGATTGATGAATATGTGGTATCTTTTGTATAAGGACTTTCAGCACCAGCAAGTGACTTACCTGTAGTAAACTTGGCTGTACTTACGATGCTTGTGCCTTCTGGTACCATTGTCTGAATTGCCGGGAACACAATATCAAATGGAATGCCTTGTGTCGTGATTACAGCAGAACCACCCCCGAAATCTGAGTCTGTAGCGGTGGCAAGTGAACCAGCAGAGTCTCTTGAATAGAATGTATATCCAGTTGTGTCTACTGAAACGATAGTCTTATCGCCATTGATATCAGAAATTGAAATCCCACCTAAGTCAGAGTCAACTCCAGAAATGGTAATCGTATCCCCGACAAACACACCTGGGTTCTTATGAGCCACCCGAATAACGTTGCTTCCACTATCAACACTCAATGGATCAGTTCCAAGAAGAACTCGGGTAGAACCAACGTTTTCAAGAATGACTGAACCAGTCGTATTTGTAAAATCGGCACATTCAAGTTTGAACATTAGGTCTTCTGTTTGATATGCTGACCATGTTCTGTTGTTTGCTGACTTGAACAGAACACCAGCATATGGTTGCTTTACAACTCTTGCTTCTGTAGATCCGAGAACGAAGTCGCCCATTCTAGAAATGAAGACATTATATTCTGTGGTGTCGGCAAGAACACATAATGCGTATTCTCTACCACCCATCAGATATACAGGTTCGTCAAACTCAAATTCCGTAGCAGAGGTAGCATCCGATGAAGTGTTCACACTCGCTGGAAGTAATCCTACTGTGCCACCTGGAACGGCAATTGTAGTAGGAACACCATTCTCCATTGTACGAATTTGGACAACAACTGGTTGACTTGCGGCTTTTGTATTGAAATATAAAGAAACTTTTGTTAAGAACGCTCCATTGTTTTCTTCAACTACAAAAGATTGTGCTAATGGATCGATTCTCTTATTGCCATTTGCGTCTCTCTTTTTGCCTTGACGAGTTGTCGTAATGTCTTGTTGTCTGGTATCCAATACACCTTGAGCATAGTAAGGAGTTTTTGCCAACGAGGTTGAGGCTTCTTCGTTGTCTACAGTAATGTCAAGAAGTTTGAACGTTCTTGATCCCGCATTGAATCTCAAAGCATTTGTATTCGGAATAAAGAATGATCCCTCAATTTTACCATTCGCATCTGTTGTGAGAGTTGAAGAACCTTGTGGGTGCGCAGTAGCATTGTCGTATCTATTACCATATTCTGTTGGATCGTCAGAGATTCTACTAAACGATTCAGAACGAACCCAATCGGCAACCGAAACACCGTCAAAGAATGCAAATACCTGAGTATTTGGTCTTAGTCCAACTGCTCGGAAATATACTTTTCGAGAACGTATAGAAGGTATTAATGCTGTTTCTATAAGTCTGTCGTTTACTATATTATTAACAGTGTGAGTTTCTGTGACACGATTTCTCCGTGTGTCTTGAATGGTAACTGTATCACCCTCTTCAACACCCGCCCAGTTCCATTCTTGGTTATTGAACAGAAACTCCTGATTATTTGCGAGTGTTCTAATATTACCGCGATTATCAAGTACTCTTGGAACAAGATATCTTGTTTCACGCCATTCATCTGACTGTGGTGATAATTCAACACCACCTTGATGTAATATTGTAGCAAATGGATTGACATTTTCGGTCGCTGTCGCTATATTCTGATCTATCAAAGTTCTATGAGTATACTTCAGATAGATGTTATCACCCTTCTTGATAACATTTGTCGAGGCAGCAGAATCGTAAGTAAGTCTGACGTTTCTTTCAACAAATGCGGGCCTCATGTGACCCGCTTGTGGATCAATAGATGCTCGATGATCTGAATCTGTCCATTCGGTGAAAGCGTGATCCACAAAGTTATCAACAAAGAAACCTGATTTGGTTCTGTCAAGCCCAGCAGAATCAAGAACCTTGAATATGCTTGTATTCAGTTCAAGTAATGACAATGCTGTGGTTTCTTCCAGTCTTGTAATACGATCATCAAGTTTGCCGATTGATGACATTGTATAATGACGATAATCAAATCTATTCAATGTCAAATCTGTACCGTCATATGTGTAAGGATTATATGTGATATTATAGAGAGACAAACTACCAGCAGGGGTAGCAGGATATTGAGCATCTAATGCTTCTTCACCCTTGATCATAGAAATGATGCCTTGCTCATTCATCACCAGAACGTCTCTTCTTCCATTATAATAGAAAACGTCGGTCGTGACAAGATCAGTTGTTTGAGGCAGTTCATGAATAACAGCATTCGCACCAGTAAAGTCTCTTGTAGTCACATCTTTGACTGGACGAAAATCAAGAACATCTCTCAAAGGTACGACAGTTCTGTCAGAAAGTATGTGTGATGGAATGTCTTCGTAGTTTACTTGTCCAAGATATGAGTTGACCGAGAAGAAATCACCGGAAGTGCCGTGTTTGAAATATTGGTATTGAACACGAATATCATAGTTTGGTTTGATTTGTCCGGCTCTCAGAATAACTCTACCAAGATCATAGAAGTTATCTCTTTGTCCGTTATCGGTTCTAAATCTATTGAAAACATTCGCGCCATTTGAATCGGTCTTTGTAATCGCATCAAACGAATAGATATCTGTGGCATCAAGTCGGGCATATGTAATACCTGCCGAGTCAATCCAATCGGCATTCGCAATAGTAATACCACCATTCTTCAAAGTCTTTGTTCTTGAAACGCCCTGAGATTTATTGACATATGCCAAGATTTCAAGATCGGATATAGATGGAGGACCAGAACTGATCGTTGCTGAAGTCGTTCCAGCACCAGAAATGGAATATCCAGAAGCAATTGCGGAATCGTCGCCAGATAGAATCCAGTCATTTGTATTCGCAAAAGTTTCACCGGGAGCCGTGACGTTGATTGAAGCAGCACCAGCACCGTCTGTAGAAACTGAACCAAATCGTCTTTGAACGGTAAGTGAAATGTCATTCAAACTGTATGGTCTAGTTCTAGGAAGAGGGAATAACAGATTTGTTCCCGGATTGTAAAGTGTCGTTCCACCAGCATCAAGAACAGTATTCATAACATCTGTGGCACCAGTACCAATGGATCTTGTGCTGCGAATATTTTGACCAGAGTTCATCTTGATATCAAACAGATACAACTTGTAGTTGGCACCATCTTCTTCAACCGCACGAGTATGGGCAGTACCAATGACCGATCCACCAGCTCCTTGTGCGTTATATAGATTCCACTTTTCAAATGTGTTTATGTCAGGTAAACCAGCGCCAGCATCGCCAACGACGACATTCGCCGAATCGCCGACAAGAATATAGTTACCATAGTTTGCGGCAACAACTTCATTTTCAATTTCTTTTGTTGATCTCGGTTTATCAACACGAATTTCTGTATTGATACCTTTTTCAATACGATAACCATCAATATAGATCAGGCCGGTACTCACATCAGCATCAAGTTGTGAAGCATCCGAATCGTTATCGGTAAATTTCAGGAAGAATGGACGAACAATATAGTTACCAGATTCTTCTCTTGTTCTTTTCGCCAGAAGATCGTTGATACGATTATAATCATCTTCTGCTTTTACAACCGTTTTCAGTTCACCATTTTTGATGCGACAAATAAGCACGAAATTTTCGTCTGAGTCAACATCTGCTTGATCTATGATAGACAACTGAATTCGGTATCTATGAGCGCCTGGTGCTGTTGTGTCCGGAACAGGACCCGTGTTATCATAAAGCGAGGTATCGTCATTTTCTGTAACGATATCTTCGGTCACTTTATAACCGATATTGCCTGTATATGTTGACGTGTATTTCGAAGCAATGATTGACTGTGCGGTAGCAAATACGAAATGCTCTTGAACATAGAAATCCCCTTTGGCAATAGAAACTCTCGTACCTTTTCCGGTGGCGGGATTAGCAACCGTGTTTGTTGTTTGTACTGTAAGAGTTGTACCACCATTCGTGATATCTTCGCCAGCAGTAAACCGAATAGGATCAGTACCAGGCGTACCAGAAGATGTGTCTGTGTAATAAACATATAGAGTTGCCGGATCTGCGCCAGAAGCCGTCACAACCTCAATAACTTTTGCTTTGACGCCAGAAGTGCCACCCGTAAATTCAAGATCAATAAGAGTTGATGTGTCGGCAGGTAATGTATTTGTTGTGGTATTCAGTTTGACGAATTCATAACTGTTATTGACAGTAACACCGCCAGGATTGATGGCAGCACCTTCAACAAACAGGTTATTACCCATTCTCGCGATTTCTCTTTGAATGATCGTTTGAAGTTGGGTAAGTTCTCTTGCTTGAACTCCGCGACCAGCTTTGAACAAAATCCTATGGAAATTATCACTATCAGCGAAATCGTCTCGGTAAGTATCTGCGAAGATATTAGAAGTAAATGTGGTCGCCATTATTTTTCCCGATTATAATTGTATTACTATTTTTAGGTCTTCTGTTTGTGCTGCATCTCTTTCAATAGCCGCTCTATTTTCAACATAAAGAAGATCGCCTTTGAAGATATTTATATCGCCGTTTGAATATGCAAAAACATCACCATCAACACCAGCAGAGTCGAGAGTACCAGAACCTGAACCGTTCGTTTCTGTTACAGTTTCACCTTCACTAAATGCGGTAAATCCTGATGAGTCGTCTTGATAATAGTATACGACAGATGAGTCTACAGATACAACATATGCTTTCGCGCCGGATGTGCCACCAAGAAGAGTGTTATCTGGTGTAAATACTGGAGATGGTGTCGCATCAAACTTCAGTCTACGGCAAACGATACCAGCAGCGGCAGAATAACTTGAATCTGTCCCTGGTACCAACGGATTTTTCCAAAGTCCAATCTGGCGGAAATCATTGTCAACAAAGAACTTACCACCTTCAACACCATTTGGTTTTGTATTGAACATGACAGCAGTAGATTTCAAATCGTCTCTTGGATCAGCACCAAATCCACCATATGGTCCCAATATAGGACGAACTCTAGCACCCGATCCGCCGCCGCCAGAAAGTGTTACTTGGGCATAGTTATAACCATTACCATGAAGAAGCGTACCTGAAGATGAATCCAAATCAACTTTCACGACAGCTCCACCAGAAACATAAGCGATGCCTTGTGCCGAATCACCGTCACCAATTACCGTTATTGTTGGCGCTGAAGTATATCCAGAACCACCTTTTGTGACGATGAAACCACCAATTTGACCAATCACGGCAGCATTTTGAACGGTTTCTTGTTCTATTTCTGTAGCAGTTGAGCTACTATCCGTTGCTGCCTGAAGTTTTACAGGCATGTAGTTTGCGGAAAGATATTTGTTCGCATCCGAAGCAGATACTGTATACAAGAACTTCCAAACATAACCATCAGAAGTCTTGAATGATGTAGAAGCAGAACCTGTTGGTTCAACAGTTGATGTGACAGTATTACCTGAAGCATCCTTACCTTGTTGTAAACAGATATAAACCGCATTCGCTTCTGTGAGGACATAATGTTTATATGTAGGGTATCCAACTTGATTATCATCAAATGCTGAATAGATTGTGCCTGAAGTCCAATTATTACGAGGTACAACAAATGTAACAGATTCGGCGAGTTTGATTGATTGAGCCGCAAGTCTAAGATTTCTATTATCTCTCAAAGAGTTTCTTGGAGTTGGCACATTATCACTATCATCCCATTGCATAGACTTGCCAATAGAGATGTAGTATTGTGCAGAGTCACCGGGAGTTGTCGTAGTAACATCATCAATGAGAAACTGGATGAACTCCTTTTTCATTTTATCTGTAATAATAGCGGCCATTGTTTATCTCTCTGTTATGTAACTGTTATATATTGAGTATCAGAAGAATCAAATCCAAGCAAATACCAGTTTGATCCCGCCCAGATTGCTTCGATTGCTCCGTGTTGTGTAATCTTAAATGATGTACCTTGTCCAAAACTTGTTGGCGTAACTGTAGCAGCACCCGCTCCAATATTCACAAATCTTTTGCTTTCCCCCGTTACTGTGCCGTCCGCAAGAGTGGCGGCAAGTGCGGTTCCTTTGTTGAAGATTGTAAATGGAACAAGCAAGGATACCGCCGTATTAGTTGTCATCGTTTCCGATGTATATGCCAGTTTTGTCGCAACTCTTACAGCACCAGTACCTTTTGAAGTGAGTGTAAGGTCTATGTTCGCATCATCACCGACAGCAGCAACATTTGGATGATTACCTGTCGCGGCATTAGTCACTTTGATATGATTGACCGCGGATGCTGTTGCAGGGGTTTCTATGATTTCAGCGCCATTGGCGTCATTGATTGCTGTTGTGATCTTTGGTGTCGTAATCGCGGGTGATGTGAGCGTCTTGTTCGTCAAGGTTTGTGAGTGTGCTTGGAACACAAAAGTATCTGCTCCAGTCAAAAGAGGCAAAGTCACAGTTCTATCGGCAGCAAGTTCAGACACGGCAAACACATATTGATGATCTGCTGAAGTATCATTGATTTGGGGTGTTGTAAGTACAGGGCTTGTAAGTGTCTTATTTGATAATGTTTGTGTCGCTGAGTCCATTATCAGTTGACCAGAGGCATTTGGAATATACACATTACGATCAGCAGTAGGATCAATCGCCATCAATCGTGTTTCAAAAGAATTGAGACTTCTGCCTTCAAATACAAGCATATCTGAATCAAATGATATTCTGGTTGATAATGTATTACTATCACCCCCAAAATGAGTGTAAATATCAACAAAGTTTTGGTTAATCTTGGTACCGGCAGACCTTAAAGTATCGCCAGTTCCGTCATTTGCTGTTGTGCCTATACTGATATTTTGTCTGGTCATTTTTTACCCTTAAACAATATTTGTATTATTTATAATAAAAATCAGTTAGAATCTTGATATTGGAAGACATTTTGATCTGAATCCCAATAATCAAATGCGAAGTTATCGGTCGTTTCAATCGTATTCGAGAAGTCGATTGAACGGTTCGTAGCCGTCGAATCTTCGTCAAATGATGGCGATTGAACACTAAGGAACTCTTTGAGTGTATCGTATTGATGATCGATACCAGAGATTGTTGTAGCGGACAATGGCGATATGAGTTGATTGAGAACAATCCTTTCTGCCCAAGCATCCGAATCTGGCGAGTCTGGTACAATACCTGTAACAGATGTAAGAGAAGTGAAACTTGCGGTTGCTTCTGCTTCAAGAACAACGGTATTAGCATCAGAGTCAAGAACAACTGTTGGAGCCGTCGGTGATATTGTGGCAACACCATCAAGCAACACATCCCCCGCAAGATAAAATCCTGCTGGATGAGCATATTTCTTTACAATCTTTCTCCATTTCTTGATAGGAATAGAAGACTTCAAAAGAATTGACAAAATCTGATATCTTTTGTCATCACGAATATATTTGAGATATTCTGGCCCCAATTTCGATTCATTTAGAATGAAGATATCTCTCTTGGGATAATAAATTTCAACATCTTCGCCAAAGAACGCATTGAATAGTCCTTCAATGGAAATTTCACGACCTTTTGCTCTATAGAAGTAAGCAATCAGTTTTGCCAAATGCCTTGGATCTACATTCTGATCAAACTCTTTTCTCTGTACATTATAACCTATCTCATATAATAACTGGTCCAGGTCTGTCAGTTCATTGCCTTCGATATCTCGGAGTTGATAGAGAGTTTGAATCACATAAGAGAACGCATTTCTTTGATTATCTACAGATTCCATATAGTCGTAGTAATATTCCAAAAACTTTACAAGATTTGGATATGCCGACCGAAAGAACTCGGGTATGACTTGTTCTACAACATCATACTTTACATTCAGAGGTAATCTGTTCCGATAATCTATTCTATGTGTCATAATGTGGTCTGTATTTCTTCGTAATCGATATTAGCGGATGAATAACTTTCTTCGTCGTCAAGTTCAATAGTGTAGTTTCTCAAGGGTCGAATTGTACTTTGATTCGCGGGTTTCGCATGAACTTTTATATATGATCTTGAAAGATACAATGCGGTAGGAGCAAATCCATTTAGATCAATCGTTGCCTCTGTTGGATCATAAGAACCAATGTTCGTTGATATGATATCTCCAGTACCATTGACAATCTCTATCGTATAACTATCCAGTTTGTTTCTGAAATAACAGGTCGCATCTCCCGAAATCGTAAACTTGGATGAAGTTATAATATATTCTTCTTTGTCTTTTACTGCTAATGCTACAGGAAAATCTATTGAATATGCCAGAGATGTGGACAAAGTTGGTTCAAATCTTCTTTGAACCTTCACATCCATTCTTGAGTTGAGAATTGCG